GTGTTTTGGTGGCGAAGACCTTACTTCAAATTTGGTACCCAGCTGTAGGAAATGCAATCAGGCTAAAGGAAGTAGCAATTGGCTACAATGGATGAGGGACACATTTGGTCCTACTAATAGGGAAACATTAATTCTATCACACATTCGTTAATCATGGACAAAAAGAAAACACTCAAAGAGATGCGTGAAGAGATCAAGCAAATGGTCGAAGCATCTCAACGCCGTCAAAAAGGCGAAAAAGTAACATCTGAAGATATTAAGCGTAACCCTATTGGTACACGTGCTAAGTCAGTTAAAGCGGAGAACTTCCGTACTGATATTGACACTGGAATGAAGTCTCAAAAAGCTAAGGACTACAGCAAATCTAAAACCTCTGGTACCTATATGGATGCTGACAACAAGCCTAATCCTCCCAAGTCTAAGCGTGATGAAAAGACCCGTCAACGTCGTGGTGCAGGTCGTGAGGACATGATGAGTAATCAACGTCAACGTGAGATCATGGAACGTGAGGAGCGTAAGCGCAAGAATAACATGGACAAAGGCGGGTCCAATGTAGTTGGGAGTTGATTGATGGCGCCACAACGCAAAAACAAACGATTAAACGTACCTGGTAGTAGAACCCCTGCTACCTACGATCTTAAAAACCAGGAACACTTCAACGAATTTAAACGAGAAGGGTTTATTCCTGAGAAGTATAATAACTATGCTGAACTACAGGATGACTTCCTATCACGTGTATACGAGGGTATGTCTGATGTTGCTGCTGCTAAAGCTCTCGGTATAAATTATCAAAATGTTATCGGTAAAGGTTTCTTAGCTGCTGAACTAAGTTCAAAAGGTATTCCAAGAGGTATCAGTGCTAGGACTCTTAGAGAAGATATCAAACCAGACGAACGAGATTACCTTATTGAGCGATTTGGTAAGGATTGGTTTGATGCTTATCAACGCTACCGTAAACTAGAATGGGGTGATGCTAAGGTTCTTAAAAAGGACAAAGAATTTATTGAGCAATTTAGTGGTAGACCTGTTGAAGAGTTTACGTCTGCTAAGCAAGAAGCTGATGTATTACGTGATCGCTTAGCTGCTGCCTTTGGTAAAGGTGGTAGGGCTGGTCAAGTCCATAGGGGCCATGGTGTGTCGGCTATGGAAGGTGCTAGTGTTGGTAAAGCTAACCTGATGCCTGAATCTGGTCCTCTTAATGTTGGACACGGTTCTAACCCTAGATACGATTACAATGTAATGCGTAATCTGAATATGTCGTCAAACGATCTGCAGAATGCGTATGATGACATCCTTCAACGTGAAGGTCTTACCATTAATCCACGTCGTTACGCAGGGAACTATGTAGCTGCTGATGAAGCTTTGCGAGAGATTAAGCAGGGAACATCTATGGGTAATCCACAGGTAACTGTTCCAGTGGAACCTACTGCAGTTGACCCAAGGTCTATTGAATGGCGTGATCGTCGATTCCTTGAGATTGAGCAACAGCTGGCTGGAGACTATGAACGTAGTGGGATGTCACCAGGTGAGGCTGCGGCTAAAGCACGTCAAAGAGTGGAAGAGTATGCTCTTAGCCAGTCTACCATGTTCAATACGGCTCAATCACGTGGTGGTCCAGTTACTGTAGTACAACCAGGCAAACCTATGCCGCGACAAATTGGTACTGTTGTTGGTGAACAGCAAATAGACCCATTTGGTCGTCTTAAAGTTGATAGAAGTGGTGAGCCTAAACGAGAAACTAGGCCTCTTTATGAACCACCTAGTGGTGCAATTCTTGCTCCTAGCCCTGCTGTAACTAAAAGCCAATCTCTTGGTAAAACAGCTGCAGCCATTGCTAACAGAGAGCCACTCCCTACCCCTAAACCTGCACCTCCTACGCAGATTCGCACTGAAGCTGAACTTGATCGTATCTTTGCAAACATTGTAGAGGCACCTAAAGTTCAACCAGTTTCTGGTAACGCTAGACTTAGAGCTCCAGTTAATACTACACCTACTAATAGGGAAAGAGCTTTGGCTGCTGAGAAAGCTAATGCAGGTAAGACTAAAGCTATGTCGCGTAGTTCAGGTCCTCCGCCAGCAGCACAACCAGTGTCACAACCTAAAGTTGGTCAATCTGCTATCAAAAATGGACAAGCTGTTGTGTGGAATGGTGGTAGTTGGGTTAGAATGCCAACTCCTAAAGCCATGAAACCAACGGCTAAACCTAAGGCTGCGGCTCAGCCAACTAAACCGGTTCGAGTGATTCCTTCTAGAACTCAACCGATAACACGGGAAAGCCCACGCAACCAAGGTAGTGCTAGTATGCAAATACGTCGTATGCAGAACACTGCTCCAGACGCCTTATTTATTTACCCTGGAATGGGTCTTCCATCCAATACACTTCCAAGTATCTAGTAAACCTTCACCATCGGTACCTAGTAGCCTCTACAAGGGGCCTCTAGGTGCTTTCCTATACATCCTATCACATGGACACTTTAACCGCCCTTAAAGACGATTTTAAGCTCTTCCTTCAAGCGCTATGGGGGCAGCTAGACCTACCATCCCCTACTCGTGCTCAATACGCCATTGCTGATTACTTACAACACGGTCCTAAACGACTACAGATCCAAGCCTTCCGAGGAGTCGGTAAGAGCTGGATCACTGGAGCGTTTGTGTTGTGGACACTCTTCAATGACCCTGAGAAGAAGATCATGATTATCTCAGCTTCTAAGGAGCGGGCTGATAACATGTCTATCTTCCTACAGAAGCTTATTATTGAGACGCCATGGTTGGTACACCTCAAGCCTAAGAGTGATGACAGTCGTTGGTCTAGGATTAGCTTTGATGTTAACTGCTCACCTCACCAAGCACCATCCGTTAAGTCAGTTGGTATCACAGGTCAGTTAACTGGCTCTCGTGCTGACCTAATGATTCTTGATGACATCGAGGTGCCAGGTAACAGTATGACTGAGATGATGCGGGAGAAGCTATTGCAACTCTGTACTGAGGCTGAGTCTATCCTTACACCAAAGAAGGACAGTCGTATCATGTACCTTGGTACACCCCAGACTACCTTTACCATCTACCGTAAGCTAGCAGAGCGTAACTACCGTCCCTTTGTGTGGCCCTCTAGGTATCCACGAAAGGACAAGCTATCACAGTATGAGAACCTCTTGTCTCCACAGATCGTGGAAGACATAGAGATGGGGGTAGAGGAGTGGACCCCAACAGATCCTGACCGTTTCACTAGTGAAGACCTAGTAGAGCGTGAAGCTGCTATGGGTCGTAGTAACTTCATGCTACAGTTCCAACTAGACACAACCTTGAGTGATGCTGAGAAGTTCCCACTTAAGTTCAGTGACCTAGTAGTGACGTCTGTTAATCCCACACAGGCACCTGATGCTGTGGTGTGGTGTAGTGATCCACGTAACTGCCTCAAAGACCTACCTACCGTAGGACTGCCAGGGGACTACTTTTATAGTCCGATGCAGTTACAAGGGGAGTGGAGTGCCTACAGTGAAACCATATGCTCAGTAGACCCTAGCGGTAGGGGAACTGACGAAACAGCAGCAACATACATCTCACAAAAGAATGGCTTTCTCTACGTTCACGAAGTACGAGCGTATCGCGACGGTTATAGCGATAACACACTTCTTGACATCCTTCGTGGGTGTAAGCGTTATAACGTTACCAAACTTGTTGTCGAAACAAACTTCGGTGATGGTATTGTCGCCGAACTCTTCAAGAAACACCTGCAACAAACTAAACAAGCAATAGACGTAGAAGAGGTTCGTGCTAATGTCCGTAAAGAAGACCGTATCATTGATACCCTTGAGCCTGTCCTTAACCAGCATCGCCTTATTGTTGATAGGTCTGTGGTGGAATGGGACTACAACTCGAATAAAGAAGCCGCACCCGAAGACCGCCTCTTGTATATGCTATTCTATCAGATGTCTCGCATGTGTCGAGAGAAAGGTGCAGTAAAACACGACGACAGATTAGACTCACTAGCACAAGGTGTTAAATACTTCATTGATGCTATGGGTATCTCTGCTTATGAAGCTGTTAAGATGCGTAAGCAAGAGGAGTGGAGTGACATCCTAGAAACCTTTATTGATGACCCTCAAGCTGCTACAAACCACCTCGTTATGGGTATGAATTTAGACCAAAGACGCAAGGCTAGAGGTAAGACAAAAAGCTCTATTCCTACGTGGGTTTAATATGTGACAGTTATAGTATTGTCTACTGCTGAGATCTATTGCGCTGGAAGTGATCCCGAGATCCCACCCGT